GCCCCTCAGAGGAGAAATTTTCCTCCTCATCAGCCTTAAAGCTGATAAACCTCACTGGCATCCGTGCGGGTGAGCGAAAACACCCCAAAACAAATCTCCACAATAACCCACGGCGGTTACTGTGCAAGATACTAACTGACTCCGTCCTACAGTGTTGAGAAACGGCGGGTCGTTCAGGATTAGCAAGAGGCCTCACTGATTACAAACTCCGCAGCAACCTAACACCGCTGATCTTAAAATCGCTTCCCTTTCATTCTAGAAATTTGGTTTTACTTTCAACCCATTCGGCCGCCGATTCAACAGCCGCAGATATAGATCTAACTGTTCGGGCCACAACGGGGATTTTAGATATGACTGCACTAAGAAAAGCAGCCATCTCGCCTAATAGGTTTGCGTCAGGAACATAAGCATGAGCTCCACGCGATTGGAGGGACCTGAAAACCTCCTCAGCGTCTTCGTCGCGTGCAGGGGTAACCTCAGTTACAGATGCCAGGATACTACCAGGTGCAGGCATCAATTCAATGAAACGATCACATTTGATCTGAGGTTGTGCAGCATAAGAAATACTACGAATGACAGAGATACGAATTGCACCGTTCATGTCAATTAAATCGTTAAGTATACCACCCTTAGCACGGACAATTGCCAAACGATCCATCCCTTGCACGCTAAACTTGATGTTGCCGCTGGTATTACTGCGAGCCATCAAAAGCTTGGGCTGGAAGTATCTTCGAACCGAGTAAAACCCACCATGTCCCTTCATCAAATCACTAGCCCTCTTAGGGTCCGCTTGCACTATGCGGGACCAATCCAGAGAGGGAAGGTCAATGATGACGCTGGCATTAGCCAGAGTGGCACCAAGAAGTTCAGTGGTTGAGTAAGTACTCGTATCAATCAGAGCAAGATTGCTAACAGGCAGCACAAGCGGACCACCCTGGGTGGTTGGCGTGCTGATGGATATAGTAGGATTCGTGCCATAATTAAAAGTAATTGACCAGTTGAAAACGGCAGATGCAGGAGCATTAACCAGAAAATTTCCATCGGGTTTACGAATATTATATGGCTGCATATAAACCACTGTAGCCTGATTGCTAGTAGCTCCATTGGCAATTGGTAAATTGTTCACAGTTAAAAATTGAGCAATGTCAGAGGTCATGCCGATGTTAAAATTTGTGAGAGTGATCTGAGTAGTAGTAACAGAAGTCGCAGAAGATTGGATGGTAAGTCCAGCAACTTCGCCAGGTTCAGAAAAATACTCAGTGTCACATTGAAATTGACCAGTTACAAAACCGCCCTGATCCCATAAAGTTGGACAATTGTGATGGACAACAACCCCATCACCAACAATACGAAAACTCTCCACCGAAGTGGATTGATTAGTCGCAGGATCATACATTAGATTCGCTGATTCATAGCGCCAATAGCTTACATAATAGTTAGCAGTCGATGGCGCCCCAATAGTAGTCCAGGCGGGGTAATCGGCAACTCCAGTTGAGTTGATTTGTGAAAATATGACACGCCATTCAGTAAGGGATGGTTGAGCCGCATTAGCGCTGACCACCAACAAAGACACACCCGTATAGGTAGGGGGAGATATTTCAATCAATGTCCAATTCTTAGTGGTATCAGCAACACTGGAAACAGTCGCAAATGGTGGCACGACAAAGTCCTCAGCTCGTAGAGTCTGGACGGCACTCTGTGACAGTGTGCCGTCAGTGCAGCGAGCATTAGGAATAGTGTGCTCACCGCAAGGGTTCATAATATGTTGAATAAAACCCTGTCCATCAACAGACAGTTCTTTAGCTGCCTGCATCATCCCATTCAGTCTCTTTGCGGAAGCTGCAACTGAATTTTGCATTGTGGATTGGAAATTCTTTCCAGTCTGTTTCTTCATTTTGCTGGAAATATCGGGCTTTTTGCCCATCTTGTTTTGTTTCTTAACTTTATCAGCCATGGTACACGTATTCGGTACATGCGCCACCCTACTCCACAAGAAGGTCCATCTGATATCGTTGTATTGCTGTTGGTTCCAACAGCAGTTTGACACGCATGGATTTCTCTATCGCCAATTGCTCTGACACGGAGACACCCCACACAATTTCGAAATTAACACGGGTTTGAATAGATACTCTTGGGACACCATTTTTCCACCACTTACGCATTTTATTATAGTGTTCGTTCAACCAAGGTGTCATAGGTCTATACCGCCCAGTAGGGGTTGCCTTCAAGAAAGCAGTAGCCATTGCCGAGGCAATTGGTACCCCCCAACTAGCAGCCCGCTCACACAGTCCCAAAGTGTGTACGTGATCCCGTAACTTTCTACTACCCAAAGTCTTAGTGCTCCATCCTGTTTTACCAATAACACGAACAGGGTTACGTGCCATAGTAAAACCATAGTCAGTCTCCATAAGCCTAGCCTGGCAAAATTCAACCTGATCCAAACTATCTGAGATCTCATATTTCATGTTAAAACCCAAAAGTTTAAAATAGTCCATATTCCTGGCCCTAGAAAGATGTTTACGTTCAATGACGACGACTGAGTCGTCGCCATTGACATAAACACTACCCGGCACCTGGATATGTCCCAAAAAGCCCTTCAATAAGGTCCACATGATAATAGAGTTTCCCAGCCCAGTATCCATGTCACCACTCATTCTAGTCCCCCATGTCTTATACCTGAT